AGGACCGCAGCCCGCAAATAGTGATTCGCGTCCACCCGCCGATAGAAAATCGCCATGTCCTGGTCCGTCTTATTGCGATGCACCTCATCAGGATCACGCACGACATCTGATAACAGCCGTTCGTACTGTGCCATCTCTGGGTGCCGCTCCAGATAGTGTTGCCGCTGCCGTCCAGTAAGCACGATGCCAAGGTTATCTACCGTAGACCCAGTAAACTGACTCACGATCTCCGGGCGCAATTGACCAAGCGCGAGCACTCGATCACTCGGCAATACCCGCAGGTTTTTTTGCAATTCCTCTCGCTCATAGGCAGTTTGTCGCCAGTCTCGCGCCTCTTCCGCGCCCACTATCTCTTTCAGACTCTTGGCATATCGCGTCGTGCCCCATTCCCTGCTGTTTTTCTGGCCCACAAAGTCGGCCAACTTCACCGCGCCCGCCCTGTACGCCTCGTAGCCTGCGTTGCCCAGCACTTGACGTTGCACCGCTTCTGGTTGCTTATCCAACCACGTACTACCCGTCTCCCAGCCGGGCGGCTGGTTCTCCTCCCCTTTCAGGCAGGGCACCATCGCGCATCTGCCGTTGGGATGGTCATCCAGGTGCTCGTCCAGCGTATGGAACGAGCCATCCATCGCCAGGCACATGGCGCACGTGCGGCCCTGTTTTGCCGCCAGCCAACGCCACCCCGCGATAATGTCGCTATTGGCCTGGTAGTTGCGGCGCGTCGCCTCGCGATAGCTGCGCAGCGTCTCGGTGCGGCTAATCCGCAACGCCCGCACCAGGTCCCCACCAAGCTCACCCCGAATCCGGCGCGCGATCTCGCGTGGGTTCTGGCCCAGCGCGAGGCCCTCTACCAGCCCGCTGCGTACTGCCTCACTCGCGGCTGGCCCTAACTCATCCAACAGTGCCCGCAAAGGTGAGCCGTTGGCCGTGAACCCCACCAGGTCTTCGATGGCCGGTACTGGCAGCCTGTCCCACACGCCCACGATCCCGCGCTGGCCGCGTGCCGTCGTGGTGAGAATCTCCTGGAAATGGCGACTGGCCGCCTGCACCGCCGCGCGCTCGTTGGCAACAATTCGCGCCTCCGCATAGTCTGCAAAGCGCCGCAATTCGGCCTCCACCTGACGTTGCAGGTTGTGCAGCCGGTCGTGTTCGTACACCCAGGACGGCGAAATCTCGCCGTTGGCCTCCAGCGCGGCGTTGTACTCCTCCAGCAAACTGTTTAGCTCCCGCTGGAGCCGTTGCCAGATGCCGCCGTAGACGCGCACCATCTCGCTGGCCGCGCCGCGTTCCAATCGCAGCAGCTCGCGCCGGTGGCGCTCGACGATCCGGTGGATCTCGCCGCGCGTCGAACCACTCAATATGCCGGTCATTGTGCCTCGTCGCGGTCAAACGCGGCCAGCAGTTGACCACCTAGCGCCGCATCTTCTCCCTGGCGATCCTCAGCCATTTGCTCAATTTCCTGCGGGCTGTAGCCCAACTCGCCAAGAATTTGCCGTTTGCTGGCTCCCAACTGATGCTTCATCAGCCCTACTTGCGCCTTCTCCAAATCAGCGCGCGGCGTAGGGTCCTTCCACTGGCAGGAAAGCCGTGCGTCCGGTTTGCCCGCGACGCGCAATGCGAACCGCAGCACGTCCTCCCAGGCGTCGCCGAGCGCCACCTGCCGGCCAGTGACTTTCGCCAAAAAGCCACTCTCAGCAGACCGTAACGCCTCGCCGCTCGGCCACTCACCTGCTGGCGGAATCAGGAAATGCAGCGGCGTGCGGGAAACCGTCGCGATCTCTTTGCGGAACTTTTCCTGCACATCCAAAAACTGTACCAGGTTCGCCGGATCGAACTGACCGAACCGCGCGTCCGGCGCGCCAACTGCCCACACGCGGTCTGCGCCCGGCACAAACGGCGCTCTGGGCTTGCCGGTGGCCTCGTCTATCTCGACCTCCAATCCCGTCGCCCAGCGCTGCGGGAGTGCCACGTATTCCATCGCCACCAGCATGTCAGCAATAGCTTTGTTCAACGCATCCTGAAGCGGGATCACGTCGGTCAGTTCTGAGCGTCCGAAGCGCCCGACGCGGGCCGCGTTGGCAAAGTGGAACACGGGCACCTGGTCGTAAGGGTTCGGAAGCGGCCATGGCTCACCCTCGGCCTCGTACGGCTCAAAAGCGCCTGCACCATCTGGCAGCACATACGTCTTGTTGCGCGTGACGTACTTTTCGATGCGCTCAGGCCAGTACATGTTGAGACGTAATCTCCCATCCTCTGCCGTCCAGACTTTTGCGGCCCACAACACGCGCCCCGGCGACTCCGGGTCATAGCGTACCGTTACATCCGCTGCGTCGTTGGCATAGATTGTCGGCTGACCGGCCTCATCCGGCCATACGATCACATACGCATCGCCACTAGTCAGCGCCTCCCTGTGCACCTCTCCCGCCCTGCGCGCCATGCGATTCGCCTGCCAGATGGCCCAGGCATCGTCCGCAGCAGATCCCGGACCTTCTTCTACGACGAAGCCGGTCACAATCAGCCGGTCAGCACAAGAATCCACCACCGAGTCGCACAGATTGTCCGCAAAAGCACGGAAAAGCGAGCCAAATGCTGAGCGAAATTTATCCGTAGCAAACGCCAGACGGTGATCGCCGTCATAGTAGCGGCGATAGAACTGGTACTGCTCGGCCCGTGCCTGAAACTGTTGCAACGCTGTTTTAATCTCGTCAGCCATTTTCCCCCTCACCATGTTACCAACTTGCGGCTACGTTGATCGTCTAACATCAGGTCAGTCAGCGCCCACACCAGCGCGTCCATGCGGTTTGGCGATTCAGCATCTTCTGGTGTCCAATGACACATTTCATCCTCTAGTGCCGGGAACGTGCCGACGTGGTGCACTTTCTTTTGCTCGTACAGGGCCGCAATTGGCTCGGCTCGTGTGCGCTTGCCCCGGCTGGCATGGACTGCCTTGTACGCAACGGCCTTGTCCACCGTGCGAATAGTTAGCTCGACCATCTCCCCGCCGTTGTTCGTCTCCGCCACCACCCGATCTGCAACATGCGTGTGGTACATCAGCACCGCCCGCGATCCCCAGCCGTGCGGGCTGGCTTGTAACGAGGCGTCCTCCAGCACATAGCCGTGACCATCCGTCCCCAGCCCGGCCACGATGATCCCCGCCTCATCGCCCGTCGCGGTGGCGCTGGGGTCGATCCCTACCACAACACGCTTCAACGAGACTGGCACTGTTTTCACACGCAATGCGTCCAGTTGCGCCAATGTCCACAACGCCCCCGGCGTATCCTCCAGCAGTTCACCGCCAATCTCCTGGCGGCCTAATCGGGTATCACGTAATGGATCAATCACCTCTCGGATGTAGGTCGGCGATAGATTGGCGATGTTGTCATAGGTAGGCCGCTGCACATCGACGGTAGATGGCCGCTTGATTAGCTCTCGGATCAGCGGAATAGGACGCGGTGTGGTGGTCACGGCCACGCGCGGATTGTCACCGATCCGCAGCCCCAGCATCAGGTTCTCCCACGTCTCCTGTGGGTAGCGGAACTTGGCTAGCTCATCCACCCAGGCCGCATCATGCTGAGGACCACGTAGCTGATCGGGCTTGTCCCCCGAATAGGTGATAGCTATCGCCCCGTTGGGCCAAACCAGTCGCCGCTTGGATGGCTCGTACTTGGGCCGATCCCACGGCGGGCAAACATGCAACAGCCCCGACTCACCCACCTCGATCATCGTATCCCGCACATCGGCCACCGTTTGGCCTACCAGCGCAATCCGCTTCGCTCCGCGTTTGACCTGCTCCCGCACCCATTCCGCCCCAGTGCGCGTCTTGCCGAACCCGCGCCCGCTGCGCAGCAACCATACAAACCAGTCTCCGGTAGGCGGCAACTGCTCAGGACGTGCCCAGAACTCCCAGTCATAGCAGATCGCCGCTGCCTCATCCTGACTCAGATTGTTCAGAAACTCCCTCCGTCTGGCCTCGTCCAATGAGGCCAGACAAGCGACTCTCCAGTTCTGCACGATAGTCCTCAATGTCAATGCTCATATGTCCGCTATGCTCGTTCTTGTTGGTTTGAGCAGCCCTGCCTAGCTCCCATTCGATCAGCTCTGTAGCTGCAGCCTGCCGGACGCGCTCGTCTTTGCTATCCAGGCCATCAACCTTCACGAGCATAGCCTTAGATAACGCCCGCCGTCGCAGGTGCAGTGCCGTAACTACGCCGTCTCGGGCCATCAGTCGCACGGCCTCGCGCACGATCTGCGGCCAGTGGTAAACCGTATCCGGTTTGATGCCGATCGCCTCTGCTGCTTCCTTGTCGGTCGCGCACTCCTGCCGAACGATCACATAGCGAATTTGCATAGGCGTCAGGTGCGCAAGAACACCCTCCAGAGTCTCATTCCTGGATTTTCCTGGATTTTCCTGGACGACCAAACCTGCGCGCTCCAAACAAAATAGACTTGATCCTCTCAGATCAAGTCTACCTTGCAGCCGTCGCGAGAGTTGCCAATTTCAGTCAGCGGCGTGCAAATCCGCAACAAACCAGCGGTCATTTTCCACTTGCAACGGCACACACAGCGGCTCAAGCTGAATGTCGATCAGATCGCGGTAGATGGTGTCGATGCTGACCCCGCACAGCCGCGCCAGTTCCTCAACGCTGTGTGGCCGCTCATGTAGTAGGTCTCGGATGTAGACGAGCCGTGCCGCGCGCGTAGCAGATTGACTCATGGCCTATACCTCGTTGTCACCCACAACACCGTTCCGCTCCAACTCCACAATCCGCTCTTGTCGCACCCCGGCCACGCTGCGCCAGCCGTTGCCGTCGCGCTCCAATGCGGAGACGTACTCCAGCAGCTCCAGCGCGTCAGCAGCAGGTACCAGCGCCACATGCCTGCGCCGCGCCCGCTCTGCCTCGGTCAGCTTGCTCACGAACAGTCTCCTCTCCGTGGCGTGTTGGGGCCACAAGTGTGCATCCAGGCCGGAGAGGATGATCAGCGACACGATCACGATCAGCAGCAGATCCACTATTCGCGCTCCTCCCTGGTCGCCTTGTGCGCCGCGTCGTAGTCGGTCACCATCTGCGCGTATGCCTGCCAGTTGATAATGTCCTGCCGCGCCTCTCGGACGTGTTGCTCGATACTCTCCACAATGGCGTTGCGACCATAGCGAGTCTGAAACGCATCGGTCAGGGTCAGAACCAGGTTGAGATGGGCCGCGCAGACGCCCGCCGCAAACCCCGGCATCTCGTACTGCGCCCTGCGCACCTCACGTTCAGCCCTGCGCGATTTCTTCATCTCGCTCCCTCGCGGCGCGCCGCATGTCGGCTATCAGACAGGCCGAGATCATTTGAACATCCCTCATCCTCCAGTCGCCCTCGTACATAATCCTGCGTGGTCAGAAAGCTAGTAATCTCTTTTCCATTGCGCACAGACATCAATGCCCACTTCCCGTTGGGCAGGTCTTTGATGATGTACTCCTTGCCGTTGTCACACCGAAAGTGCATCCCTCCCCCGGCAGCAAGCTCTCGCCGGACTAGTTCCGCATCAGCCCCGTGCCGATCGGTGGCGTGGTCTCCCGTCTCAATCGGCCCCACTCCGGGGATGTCGATACTAGACCGCAAGGGAGCTTCCATTGTGGATACAACTCCCTCTAAGGAAGAGATCATGCTTATGAGGAGAAAGATCACCAGCCCTAACAGCACTAGCCAGACACATCCTCCCCGCCTGGTTCGCGTTTCACTGATTGCAGCCATGACTATTTTCCTCTCCCGCGTTTGGCAGGTCCTGTAGCCGCGCGCGCATCGCCGATGCCATGTACTCGATCTCATCCAACAGGGCTTCCAACTGTTCCCGCTCACTCAACTTCGGGTTCATCCCATCCCAGTAGGAGCAGATCCAATTCAGCCAGCCCGGAAAGTCCGCGCGCCACTCTCTCTTGCGCCTCTCGAAGCGCCGTGCGCGCTCACGCGCGTTTTGTTCTTCCATTTCCATGTTGTCCCTCCAAGTTATTGTTGTGTTACGCCGCCCACGATGCCTGGTTCGGTTCTTCTGTCACCTCCTCTCCTCGGCTGCTGATCACGTCCAGCAACCCATAGTCTTTCGCCAGCCAGCAAACAGCCTCTTCCATCTCTCGCCGTGACCGCAGCTCGCAGATCCCGTCCAGCACTGCCGCCGTGATCTCATAGCCCATACGCTGTTCTAGCTTGCCTGCTAGCCGTCCCATTGCCTCAGCTACGTCCATCTCATAGTCCTCCCTGTGGCACACTTACTATTGCAGCCATGATCCCCACGATCACTGCCAGGACCATCAACACGATTACCACTTCCGCTGCTTTCATAGCAGAGCCGCCAGGGCCAATAGCAGCATGCCACCCGCTGCCAGAGCCAGGGCAGTCAACGCACACCCCCCTGAAATGGCAACGTCCTCTACTGCCGGGGGTGCGGCCTGGCTGGCATACCTCTCTGCTTCCTGCGCAGCCCGCTCCTCTGCTTCGAGCCGCTCGAAGAACTCCTTGTCATCCCGAACTTCATCCAAAATGCGTTTGCGAACTGGGTCCATTTCGCCTCCTTTGACTAGTCCAGCAATGCCCAATTCATCCCACAACTGGCCAGGAGCGCTGCGAAAAACATCGCGCCGACAGCTACACCCACGGCAGCCAGTAAAAACCCTCTGAATGTCGGTTCCGGCTGCTCACTCTCCAGATACGGATCGTCCCAGATGTCACGTCTCATGCTGTATGCCCTCCGCCTGTTGTTTAGCGTTATCCTCCGCCCAGGCCAGTAACGCTTGGTGAAGCTCGGAACCACCACTACGTCTATGCCCTCCAATTCGAGAAAACCCCGCGCAATCGCCGCCGCTTTGATGGCCTGGTTCACCGCTGCGGCCCCGATCGCCTGTAGCTCTGCGCGGCTCTGCTCCCGGATCACCCCTGCGATGCACCCCGCCAGGGACCGCGCATTCGACCCCGCCGCCACTCGTAGCACGTCCATGATTTGCTCCTCTCTGATTGACGATGCTTTTACGATCCGCTCAATAGATGTCGTAGCCAACGCCCAAAGCCCCAATCCGCCTGCTTGCGCCGGGCCTGTCGCTTGCCCTTGCGGGTCCCCGCCGTGTTCAGCGCGGGCTGATACCGCTCGATCAGCGCCCGCTCTGCCGCGTCCAGGGTCCCGGCCCCATGCAGTTCATCCGGCCACGTGGCCGCGCAACCGCTCCGCCACCGTCCGCGTCGTCTGGCCGACATAGGCCACCTCGTACTGGCGCCTGCGAGGGGCCAGTACCACGTACAGCACTGGCCCCTGCTCGCCCGTCCCGGCCCGGCGGGCCAATACGTCTGCCAACTCGTGCCGCCGGGAGTAGTAGCGTTCCATCACCGCGCCCCCTCCATGTATCAATCCCACAAATCCTACTTCACAAAGTCCCATAGCGTCGGGGTGTTCGCTTCCTGGACGGCGTTTTTCAGGTTCTTGACTGCCACGTCAAAGTAACTCGGCTTTAACTCAATTCCGATAGCCTTACGCCCAAGCTTTAGCGCCATGTACGCCTCGGACCCGATGCCCATAAAAGGCGTGAGTACCGTTTCGCCGGGATTGCTATAGAGCTTGATGCACCGCTCAATAGTCCCTAACTGTAGCGGGCAGATGTGCTTCTCGTCATCCACATCCCTAGCTGCCGAGTATTGCAGGGTTTCCGTTT